AAAACGTCCTTGTTGCTTACGAGCAAAAGCAGGCAAGGCTTGCCCAGGAACGTACAGCAAGAGAGGCCGCAGCCGCCGCAGCCGAACCACAAGGGCTGCTTGAAGGTGAGTCCTGGGACAGCATTTACACAGAGCAGCCCGAGCCTGTGCAGCGCGCCATGTCCGAGATGCGAAAGGCGTTCACTCGCAAGACACAAGAGTTGGCAGCCGAGCGGCGCAAGCTTGAAGCGCAGAACCAGGCGCTCATGCAGAGCGGACTCATGGATGAGTTGACCGCGCAAGCCGGGTCGATGCCCGAGGACTTTGACCCGTTCAACCCAGAGCACATCAAGCAGGTCATCGAGTCTAAAGTTGCCGCTCGACTCAAAGACGTGCTCGAACCGCTGCACAAACAAAACCAACAGTCCGAGGCCAAGGCTCGCTACTCCTCATTCAAGGAGCAGCACCCCGACTTGTTGCAGGACGATAGCGTCAAGAAGGGCGTCTACGACGCGCTTCAGAACGATCCAAACCTAAAGCTGGAGCAAGCGTACTGGATGGTCAAAGGGCGCATGGCTGACGCTGCTGCACAAAAGGCATCGAGTCGAGCAGCACTTCAGCGCAGAGCAGCGCAACGTGCGGCCCTGGTTACCGACCGGGGCTCACGACCAGGCAAGCCTGTGCTCAGTCCAGACTTGAAAGATGCAAGTGCGTTTGACATTTATCAAGCCTTGAAGGCGCAGCGAAAGTAGGGTAGCGTTCCCTTACAGGTTGGACCCGCAAGGACACGCCAGCCCTCGGCCCCCGGTTGTGGACACGCCGCTTCCCCTCGAACCTCTTGGAGAATTCAATGCCGACCACGACCGGCGTCCAGAATGACATTCTGGCCAGTACCCTGCGCATCCTGCGCGACAAGGAAGTGGACAACACGTTCCGCATCATCCCCCTTGTCGACGCAGTCAACACCCTCGGAAACGTCGAAGACGTTGACGGTGGCTCGTACATCGACAGCCCCGTCATCCTGACCGACCACTCCACCATCACCCAGCTGTCCAACGGCTACGAGGCAGTCAGCCTTGCAGTCAAGGATCCGCTCCGCACGGCCACCTACTCCTGGTGTGACGCGACCGCTCCGGTTGTCATCACCCGCAAGGAAGAGCTGAGCAACAAGGGTGGGAGGGCGATCATCCGTATTGCCGAGGCCCGTCTCAAGCAGACCATGGGCATGTTCAAGCGCGAGATCGAGAAGCAGCTCATCGCTGGTGACTCGACGATCTTGACCGACCTCGAGACCCTCAACGGCCTCGACGGCGCAACGGGCTGGTTTGAAGAGGGTGCCTTTGGTTCGCAGACCAACACGGTCGGCGGCATCGCCAAGGGCGGCTTCCCCAGCTCCTGGCAGAACCAGGTTCAGAACGGTTCGTTCTCCAGCAACGGTCTGCAGAAGATGCAGTCTTTGCTCATCGACTGTCAGCAGTTCGCCCCTGAGGGAGACATTGATCTCATCCTCGCGAGCCCCGCAAGCTACGGTCTGTACAAGAACGAGCTGCAGGCGCTTGAGCGGTACGTGTCAGCCACCGAGGTTCGGAACATGGCGGGTCGCCTCGCCCTGGAGTTCAACGGCGCGCAGATGTTCATCGAGCCCAATCTCGGATTCACCGGATCGGGCGGCTCCAACAAGATGAGCATGTACTTCTTGAACAGCCGTCTGTTCAACATCTACTTCGACCGCGATGCCAAGTTCGCCCTCGGCGACATGGAGTCCATCAGCGGCTACGCAGCCATGTCGGCTCAGATTGCAGTGCGGATGCAAATCTGCACCAGCAACTTGTCCGGTCACGGCGTCCTCGTCAACGCGGAGACTTGAGCCTATGGCAACCAACACTCTTCTTCAGAAGCTCGACGGCGAGTCCGACTTCGGTGGCGGTACCTCCAACCGCCGTCAGGTCGAGTCCTTCCTCTACGTCGTTCCCGCTGGCTCCGGCACCCACACCCTGGCTGCTGGCAACTGGATGGCGTTCGACTCCGGCAAGACCGGTGCCGACCGTGTGCTCTACGTCGAGCAGGCTGCCGCTGTCACCAACGGCAACCCGCTTGTGGTGGGCGTTTTGCGCGACGACATCAGCGTCGAGCAGATCAGCGGCGTGACGCAGGACATCACCGTCCACGTCGTCGTCGCGGGCTACATCGACGGCGTCAAGACCACGGGCAGCGTGGCTACCGACATCGCGCTTGTGGTGGACGCCACCGCAGGCACCGGTTCGGCTGCCGCAGCGACCGACCTGACCAACGCCTGCGGGGTTACCCTCGGTCCTGAGTCCGGTGGTGCCGCACCCGTCTGGGTCTACAAGAACTTCTGAGCAATCGCCACATCAACGCACCCCGCTCAGCCCGCCTGGGCGGGGTGTTGTCGTAGGAGAGCCCCATGCCCGGTACCGACCTGCGCGCACTGCGCGAGTACGTCGCCAACGTCCTCGACTACGACCCCGACAACGACACCTACCGGCGTCAGATCGACCGCCTGCTCAACGAAGCAGACCGGGCCATCTGTCTTGCCAAGCCGTTTACGTTCACCAACAAGGTGGTCGACGTGACGGCTTACGCCGACCGCAGCGCCACGCTCAGCTTCACCAGTGGAGGACGCCTCGTTACTGCAGGCTCGTCGTTCTTTGTTGAGAACATGGTGAACCAAGAGCTGGTGGCTGACGGCAAGACGTACACCATCACCTTCGTAGACAGCGGAACGCAGGCGCGCATTGAGCGCGACTTCGAGTCGACCACCGGCAGCTACACGGGCGAGGTCATCAACCGCTACCTCGACCTTCCTGCCGACTGCACCTCAGTGCTCAACGTCGCGCGGCGCAGCAACACCCGCACGCCCGACGACCCAGGCTTGTTGTCGCCACTGTCCCGGTACGAGGACGAGTGGTACAACCTGCCGTTGGGCGAAGTCAACCTGCCCATCTACTGGATGAACTACGACGCAGCTTACCTCGACGGGCCGCGCAAGAACTTCACGTTGGCCGTCGTGTCAGGCACCAGCAACGGAAACCGAACGGTTGAGTTTACCTCGACCTACATCCAGGGCGGACGGGAGAGCGCCTACGGAGAGATCGTTAGCCTCACAGCAGGCAACACCGAGGACTACCAGCTTACGCCGATGCTTGGCGTGGCCAACGACGGCCTGAAGAAGAAATACTACTTTCGGTCTTCAACGATTGGGCTGAAAGACTGGCGTTTGCTGAACGATCCCAGCGGCGGCGATATGATTCTTGACCCAACAGACGTGACCGCCCGCACGCTTGTGGACCTTACCGAGAGCGAACTGACGACCAAGGAAAACCTGTACCGCCGGGAGCGCATGACTACGGCAACAGGGTTTGTGCAGCGCATTCGCCTGTACCCCCGACAAGACAAGGACTATGTCTTTACTGTCCGGTACATGCAGAACCACCGGCCCATGGTTGAGGACGGCGATACCTCGTCCATCCCGCCCGACCAGCGCATGGTCATTGCCTACATGGCGCTGGCCGACATTCTCATGAAGCACGACAACCCGACACAGTCAGAACTATACCGTCGTCGGGCCGATGAGATTCTGATGCGCCTCGAGCGCCGCTACCTCATCACGCCAGCTCGGCGCATCGTGAAGGGCAACTGGCTCGCCAACATGGAGCCCAACAGCTTCTCGCGGTTCACCACCCTGGTGCACACATGAGAGGGCAGATCCAACAGGTTCGCGTTGCCAAGGGCATGCAGCAACAGCTGCCCCAGCCACCGGACTCTGCCACCCTCATCGAGAACTGGACGGTCGACCAGCGTACCGGCGCGCTCAGCAGTCGGCTCGGCTACGAGAAATACCGCGTTGCGGCCAGCGACAAGTTCGTTCCGTTTGCCACCACCAAGCGCATCGACAGCGTCTACGTCCTGCAGCAACAGCCGGGCGGTGCACGGCAGAGCATCCTCTTCGAGACGGGCGGCTTCCTGTACCTCTACTACGAGGTTGGACAGGCAGCGTCCCTCGTTGAGCTGGCGGCGGCGCGGAACATCCCGACGCCCACCCAGGCCGGGTCGGTGTACTGTCAGGTCGGGCGCAGGGTTGTGGTGACCAACGGTGTCGACGCACCGCTCATCGTCGACCCTTGGCCTCTGCCCGAAAGCTCGGACATCAACGGCAACATCCGTGAGAGCATCGCACGCCCTGTCGGCTTTGCCGGCCGCCCGTCGCCGCCCGAGGCCATGCGCGTCACCAACGTGCAGTATTCGCCCGACACCACGATGAGCATCGAGAGTGCCGACGACGTGGGTGCTGACACCCTGTCGCTCTGGACCACCACCGGCTCGCAGACCCTGGGAACCCCCAACCGCTTCGGCATGGGCAGGCCCGACGCTTTGGTTGCTGGTACCGGTGGTTCCAACAACGACGAGGTTATTCGATCCGACGCGCGCAATGTGTTCAAGTTCAAGGTTGCTTACGTAAGCGACACCGGCTCGGTGGGTCCAGCCTCTGGCGAGGTGACCGCTCAGTGGTCCATTCCCATCGTGGCGGGTCAGGGTGCGTACAACGGATTCCGCTACAGTCCGACGCTCCGCATCCCAACTGGCCCTCCCGGTACAGTAGCTCGCCGCATCTATGCCACCCAGAACGGCGGCCGTGACTTCTTTTTCGTCGACGACGTTCGCAACAACACAGAGCTGTTGTACCACGCGACCCGCAGGGACAGCACCTTTTCGGTGGCCGCGCCCAGCGACCTCGACATCGTGCCGATGCCTGCCTCGGCGGCCAAGGTCTGTGCCTCGTTCAAGGGCTGCCTGTGGTTCGACGGAGGCACGGCCGACCCCTCGCGCCTGTACTTCAGCTACCCTGGGCTGCCTGACCAGTTCGGTGCTGCGGACTACCTAAACCTCAACAGTCGAGGCGGAGCTGTCGTCGGCATGGCTCAGCACTACAACGTGCTGCTCGTGCTTCGCGAGCAGGGCATCGACATGGTCACCGGGTCGTACCCAAACTTCACCGCGCAGACCATTACCGACCAAGTGGCCTGTCGCTCGCCGCACAGCATCGACATCATCCCTGGCGTGGGCACTGTGTTTCTCGCCGAAGACCAGGTCTACGCAATCCAGGGCGGTCTCGTTGGCGGCTCGCAGGTGCAGCTTGTACCGCTCGGTCAACCTGTGCGTGAGGAGCTGCAGCGGTTGACCCGTAGCTGTTCACACCGAGCTGTGGGGCGGTACAGCCCACGGACTCAAGAGTATCACCTGTACATTCCAGCAGACGGTAACGACCGTCCAAACCTTGGTTTGGTGTACCACATTGTCCGGGGTTGGGGTGTGCGAACTGGGTTTCCAGTTGGGTGCATTGATCGTTTGCACAACGGCACGTTGTTGTTTGGCCACCACACAGGCGCAGAGGCCGGAGCGAACTCCGAGGCAGGGTTGTTTGTCATCAGCGGCAAACGGGCCATGGGCGGCAAGATTGAGTCTGATGCATACGTTCTCAACAATCCGCCGACCTCCGTGTACGAGAGTGCGTGGCTGGACATGGGTGACGCGCAGGTCAAGAAGCAGGTGCACTACGTCACGCTGTGGATTCAAACCACGGGCAGCGTCGAGCTCAAGCTGAGCCACTTCAAAGACTTTGGCTACACAGAAGTCGGAATCAACAAGTCCTATCTGGCACAGCCACCCGACACCTCGAGTCAACCCGTGCTCGACGAGGGACTTGTGAGAACAGCAAAGTGGCAGCGCGCACAGCTCGTCCCCATTCGAATCGGCGTTGCGCAACAGTCTTGCTCGTGGTTTAAGTTTCGACTTGAAACTACCGACGACCTGCTGCTTGTCGGCTACGAGGTTGAATACCAGTCCCGTGGTGTTCGGGTCATTGCAGGGAAAACGGCATGAAAGAGTGGACCCAGCACGAGGCCAAGAGCAAACAACTCATTGAGGCCGATCAGTTCAACGCGCAACACACCTCCTTCCGGGGTCAGATTGCAGGCTTGGACCGCAGTCAGTTGCCTGCTGATGTGGTGACTGAAGCTCGACTGGTTGACCACGCTACTCACATTGTTGTTGTGCACAACCTGTGGGCAGCCAGCGGCGGCGAAGCCGACACCGAGGGTGAGCAAACCAACGTGCGAGCCACGCAGGGCAACACCCGCAACCAGACCTTCCGGGCAATCACGCACCAGCAGTACGGTGGGGGCTGGCGCACGGCGTTTACCTACACTGTCGACCCGTTCAAGGGCGGCAGTTTGCAGACGGAGTGGTTTGGAAACATCGCTTGTTTCCAGTTTTTCTACCGCAGCGCCAAGCGGGACAACAACGCCAGTCCGTTTACGAAGCCCATCAGTCGTCGCGTGTCGATGCGGATTTTGCACAACGGCGTCACTGTCGCAGAACGGTACGGGGCGGCCAAGCCCATGGACCACTTCCGCGTCATCGGCGAGGGCCAGGCTCCCGCCGGTCCTGTTGAGGTACAGTGTCAGTGGCGGCTCACGGGCCCAGGGCCCGATGATGCTGACGAGGAAGTTTCGGCCAACACAGACATCATGCAGGGTCACCTGTTCAGCAACAGGGTGGTCAGCATTGGGAGGTGGCGATGAGCCGTATTGAACGCGCACGGGTCAAGCCGGGTGAGGCAACGGACGCCACTACGCTGAACAGCACCTATGCAGACTACACTCAAAGCGCGGCGCTCAACAGCGCCAACTCGCGCGATCAAGCCTTTGGTATTGCACACTTCGCCGACAGCGGCGGCCCCATCAAGTACGCAGGCCAGGAGCACTTGGGCAACCAAAGCTTGCCCACCGAGGCGTCGCCTGCATTGACCACAGTGAGCAGCGCCAGCGGCAGCGCGCCCACCAGCCCACACGCCGTGCAGACCTCGACGGGCACCCAGACCTTCCTCGACCTGTCGAGCAGCTCGTGGTCCGTGACCAGCGGCGATGTGCTCCGAGTGTGGTGGCACCTGAACTGCAAGCCAAAGTACAACACGTCCACAACACCGTGGTCAGCATCGGGCGTCAAGGGCCAAATCACCTTCGACACCGCAGGAAGTTCTGGACAGACCACCACCACCGACAGCATGCACTGCTGGGTCGCGTACTTGCAGTGGGAGAAGACCAGCTCTTCGCTGGCAAACTGGCAGGACGTGCCGGGGCAAGATGACTTTCTGACTACCATCGACAGTCAGGTGGGCAGCAAGTTGGCAGACACATCGTCCACCACCGTCATCCCCGCGTGGCTTGTGGTTGGCAACAAGCAGTCGACCGGTGGCGAAATCGGAACAACCGGAGTCCCCCAGACTTTGGGCTACAACGCAGCCTACGGAATGTTCGCTTACGACGTAGCAACCAACGCAACTATCTACGGGCTGCGCGTGGTCATCCGAGGGCTCATGCATCCGCAGCACGACAGCAGCGGTTCGCCCTACGCCAACCTGCTCGTGTACGATCTCAATGCTGTGGGTGAGCTGGACTACGCAGGTGGTCGCATCAACGCCCTCGTCATGCGGGAGAAGTAATGGCGTACTCTCCACCCAACACGTTCACTGACGGCGATCCGCTTGAAGCTGCCGACCTCGAAGGCAACGATCAGGCACTGCGGGTGTACCTGCACGAGGGTGTGGTCGACGCCGACCTGTTGTCCAGCACGCCCTGGGTTGAGGCCCAGCACATCCAGTCCCCGGTGGTCGACCCCATCCGTGGCCTGCAGCACGGCGTGACCGGGTGGCAGGGCAGCCAGTGGTCGGGCGGCTTCGGTGTGCGGGCACAGTTCGCATCGGTTGCGCTGACGGGCAACCGCTCCGATGCCACGACCGAGGCCTTCGAGGTGTTGCCCCAGACGGCGCTCACCTTCGAGCTGCGCCACCCTGCGCTGGTCATCTTCCATTGGTGGATGGAGACGTTCAACGGACCGGACGACAACGTCTCCAGTGCGTCGGATGCGTCGCTGTACGTGGGTGAGTACACCGAGGCACAGCAGTTTGCCACCGGCCGGGTCGTGCCGACTGCGCCCACCCAGAGCCTTGTCTCCAGCAACAACCGCGAGGGCTGGGTTCCCAACACCACGAGCCCGTTGCGAGTGGCTGGACCGTACAACCCATACACCATCGGTGGCCTGGGCAACCTTAGCGGCACCGTCATGCGCAAGGTGGGTTCGGGTGGAGGCTACACCGTGGGCCTGTCGCACCTGACCAGCATTGACCCGTGCTGCATCATCAACTGGTCTATTCACATGGAAGCGTACTACACTGGCATCACACTGAACTGAGGGCACCATGGCTGTAATCCCCGCATTGACTATTGGTGCTATTGGTGCTGGCGCAATCGCCAACACTGCAGGCGCGTTTGCTGGCGCACGCCAGTTGTACAACCCCGACAAAGAACGCGACCTCTTTATGGCGCAGGCACAGCAGCGTGAGATTTTGAACCAACAGGTTCAAGCCCAGCGTGCAGCACAGGCTGGGATTACCGCAGACGTGCAAGCGCAGGGCCGGGAGCAGGCAGCCATCATGGGCGCTCAGGGCGCGTATGGCGGCCGTGAGCAGCTCAACACAGCCTTGGCCCTGCAGGACATTCGAGGACAGCAGGAGGCGGCCCTGGCGGCCGTGGAACAACAAGCTCGTTTGAAGGCGGAAGCAGAGTTCCAACAAGAAAAAATGGAACTGGCGCAGTTGAAAGACGATGCGCGCGTAACCCGCATTCGGGGCGTTGCTGGCGCACTGGGCACTGCGGCTGCGCAGGCCATCCCGGTATTCCAGCAGGGAGCAGCCATGAACTTGCAGCAGTCCTACTTCGACGCCATGATCAAAGGCTTCGCGAAGCAGCAGGGTGCGCGACAGGCGCAGGCGGCTGCGGCCACCGCCCTTGAGATGGGCATGGTTGGTGGGCTTCAGCCCGGTGGTCCTGTCTCTGCGGTCGGGGCAGCCTCTCCCGTCGCAGGGGCACCGGCATACATCCCTGGCGTCGACTACCGATAGGAGCATCCGATGGCCCTTCCAAAGCCGACATTCCTGCCGTACCAACCCCAGCAGTTTGCCGATGTAAGCTCAGCCGTGACGCTGGGTATGCAGCTCTTTGGCAAGTATCACCCCTCGCAGCTTCAGCAGTTGCGCTACCAGCAGATGCTGCAAGAGCGGGAAGGCAAGGAGCGCAGCGCACAAGAGGAGCTGAAGACGATCGCCGAGGAGCGGGCAGCACTCCGTCGGTACCAAACCAGCTTCCGAGAAGCGGGCCTTGGTCCAAGCGGCAAGGTTCCCCTGACCGGCAGTCGTCAGGCAGGCGGAGGCGGAGCCGGGGGCGGAGCCGGTCGAGGCGGCGAGTCGATGACAGGCGTGCTGAACGCAGCCGCCAAGTTCTCGGCCAACACGACCGACCGTCGAGGGCTGGCTACGGAGGACCGCAACAGGATTGAGCGCAAGTACGACATGACCTCTGGCGTCGGCTCACAGCTTGTGGGCGACGTGTTGCGCAAAGCGGAATCCGTAGCCGGTAGTGCAAGCGGCGTCAGCACATCAGCTTTGTTGGGCGCAATTGCCTCGGCATCGGGTGAGTATTTTTCTCGCATCGAGGGCGTCAACATCTCAGGAGAGCGAAAGGAGATGGCGGCTGCGCGCCTGTTCGATGCACTCAAGGGGCGGTACAGTGCGAAGGTTGACAGCAACGTAGCGATGGCCATTGATGCAGTGCTCGAGACGCCAGGGTTTTTGACCGGAGCACTTTCCGAAGGCATCAGCCCGTCAGCCATTATCCGTCAGCGGCAACAGGCTGAGCTCAGCGGTGTCACTGCAGGCCCTGATCGTTTTGAAGAGTTTGCCTTCAGCAAGCTGCAGACCATTGACACCAACAAAGATGGCAAGGTCAGCGCCGAGGAGCGGCAGACCTACGAGCAGGAGCTTGCGTCGTTTCGCAAAGCCTACGGATTGGCGGAGCCACTTACCGATGAAGAGGAGTTCTTCCTTGGCCGGTACATCAACGCGCTAAGCGACGACGGGCAGGCTGATCTCAAAGAGTTCGAAAACGAAGCCGAGTACCAGCAGGCGCTGGCTGCCTACGAGAAGGGGCGCAACCTTGAGTCTCTGCCTCGCGGCTTTGCTCGGTTCTACGACGTTGACTACCTCGCCTCCAAGCAACGCGACTTGCAGCTCCGCGAGCGAGAGGCAGCCCTCCTGGGTCGCGAGACACCCCAGCAGCAGGCAGCACAAGCCTTCCTCGGGCTGCCAACCGTTAGCGCAGAGGCATTCCAGGCCGCAGCACAGGTCAGCCCACGGGCTGCTGAAGGGCTGCCCTACATGATCCAGCGGTACCAGCAGGCCAACGGTGACGTGCAGCCCAGGGACCGTGTTGAGCAGACGGCACAACAGCTCATCAGCAGGGGCAACCGCGACTTCAATATGTTCATGCAGCAGATCGACAAGCTGTACCCCAACGACAACGATGCCCGACTCAAAGCGGCGGCCTACTACGGGGCAGCGCAGTTCGGTGCTGATGCTCGAGGCTCGACCTTCGACACTGCTACGCAACAAGGCAACATCGCTGGCATGGCGCAAGGCATCCAGACTGCAGAGCGACAGTTTGCTTCCGACGTAGAAAGGACAGCAGCGGCCCCGGTCGCTCCACCTCCTCCTGTCATGGACCCGGCTCAGGCCATGCGTGCTCAGGCAGCGGCCTACGTTGCAGGGTTCACACCCGATGCTGGACAAGCAGCGTATGTGCCAGCACCACAGCCCACGGTGATGGAGCGGAGTGGTCTGATGGGTGACGCTACAATCCCAGCGCCACCTGTCGGACCCCCACCGCTAACTGCCAGAGAAATGTTTTTGCAGAACAACCCAGAGTTGTTTGACCCCATCTACGGGCAGCCAGGCGGCTACACGGCGGGCCGATGAGCGCAAGCGAACTGCTTCGCGCAGCAGAGGTTGCAGAGCAGAAGGGTCGTCCCGAGTCTGCGCGGTTGTTGCGCGAAATGGCAGCGAAGCTCGGTGCCACGCCTGCAGCACCCGCCGCGCCCACGCCTACTGTGGCCCCTGCGGCTGTACCTGCGCGAACCCAGACTATGTACGCGCCTGACGATACTGGCTTTTCGCCCCCTCCCGGTGCGCCATTGTCGTCCGACAGCATCGCAACTCGGAGGGCTAGGATACAGGGCGCAGAGTTCATGGAAGACCTGCGCGCTGGCAGGCTTGATCCTGAGGTTCGAGAACGTCAACGCCAGTACCGTGAAGCGCTTGTTGAGCGCCCACGATTTGGGGGTCGACCGTTTGAAAACATTGAGGCCGGCGCTGTTGTCTATGCGCCTGAGTCACCCGTCGAGCCAGACATTGCTCCCGTAGAGATGGACGACCAGCAGGTTGCCATGGAGTTGTCGCTACCTCGCGGCGCTTCCTACATGCGCAGGGCTGCACCAACCGATGCTCGCGTCTACATGGAACGGTTGCAGGGCCCGCGACCTGATGGGTCGGGCGGCAACATCATCAGGCCACCGGAGCAACGCGGGGAGGACATTGACCTCGAGCGACAGTTCGCTGCAACATCGGCAGCGGTTCAGGCTTTGCAGGACAAGGAGACCGCCGCGCTCATGGGGCGTACAAAGTACACGCCACAATACGCAGAGCAGAGCCTGCTCGAGCGCATCAATCCGCTCAGTCAACGTCGGCTTGTAACGCCAGGCGAACAGGCAACCCGGCAGCTTGAAGACCAGTTCATCATGCAGGCCGGAATGTCAGAGGAGACAGCGCGGGCCGCTGCTCGGGCTGGCACTCGCGACGTGGGTGAGCAGCGACTAACCACACAGGGAGATCCGGTCACAACGGGTGAGCGGAATCCGTTCTTCTATGGCTTGGCGGCAGCATTCACGCCTTGGGCGTTGTTGCCGACGTTTCGCGAGAGCCGGTTGCGGGTAACCAAAAAGGTTGACCCAAGCGATCCGACTCGACAGTTGTACATCGAGCAGTACCGCGATCCCTACACTGGTGACCTGCGCGCTCCCAAGTGGTGGGAACGACTTTCAGAAGCGGTGAGTCGGCAGGTTTATGCGCCTGATGTGTCCGAAAACATTCGGCGACAGCAAGCGTTTGCTCGACAGACGTTAGCCAGTGAGCTGATTGAGTCAGGCATGCAGGCCGACGAGGCACGTCGACTGGTGATCGAAACGGTTCGCGACGAGAACCGTGCTCGTAGAAACAAAGTCATCGACATTGCAACCAGAGCAATCCCAGGCTTCGAACGGGAAGATGAGCGGTTGGACGCGGTTCAAGAACCGCTCATGCGTGGACTGCTGTCCACCACCAAGACAGACTCAGAGCTGGGTCTGCTGCAGGAAACCCCAGTCGCACAGCTCTTGCGGAATGCGGGCGTGTTCCCAACGCTGGTCAACACGGCGTTGTTCGAGCTCCTCCCGTTTACCTACGAGATGGACCCCGAGACCGGCGAGCCCTACGACAAGAACGACCCGGCTTATCGCATCGATCAACTGTTGCGTCAGGGTCTGCGTCTTCGAGGATTCACGGAAGATGAAATCGAAAGGCGTCGAACCGGTGGCTTTCGGTTGCCCTCTTCGGCTGCGACAACCGGCGTCGGTGCGTCAGGACCGGAGGGGCCGTTCATGCCCGTCCCGTTCCAGGGTGCCACGCGCACGCGACCCCACGCCATGGATCCCACCGGCATGCGGGCAGCTCGCCAGACTGGCGGCATCGTTGCCAAGTTCGCGGAGGCCCTGCGGTCGGGTCGATTCTTGGGCGACGAGCTTATGTCAATCCCAGGGTACGTTGCTGAGTTTCCGGTAGAGCCAGCCGAGGTGCAGCCCGGCTACGGAGTTCTCAGTGAGCGGTATGATGCCATGGAAAATGGCACGCCCACGGCACCGTTCTGGCAGGGCGTTGTCTACGAGGGAGTGTATGGCATCGGCCCTGTCCCAGCAGCAAGAGCGGCGGCTCGCACTGCGATTGGTGGTACGGAGACCCTTGCGCGAGGAGCGAAAGAGGCCCTTCGTTTCCGGGCTCCGAAGGCAGCCAAGGCTGCCGACGTTGTTGAAAAGCTGGCATACGCAGCGGGCGATCCGGTGCAGGCTGCGAAGACCAGCAAGAGCATTCGTATCGCGCAAGAGCTTGCAGAGATGGGTGATGTTGATGCTGCCCGCATCAGTGAGATCGAGCTGACCAAGGGCTTGAACAACGCCCAGCGTGTGGCGGCAGAAGCCATCGGCGAAGAGGTGCTTGCGCCTTACATTCTCCAGGCCCGACTGGAGGCGGGGCCAGCAACAGTCAGTGTTGGTATGGCGAACGACCTTGCTGCCAACAGCAAAGCTGCTCGCACAATCCTCGAGGACGTAGGCGTACTGAATGGTCCGCGCGATCGGTTGCTCACGCAGTCCGAGATCGCTGCTCTGCGCAAGCAGCTAAACCAGCATTCAGCTTCGGCGTGGCGTGTTGCGATCAGCGACATCATGTTGAACAACAAGATTAGCGCAAGGCAAAAAGCCCGCGACATTATCGCGTTGCTCGAGGACGAGGGCGTTGTCGTCAGCGCACTGCCTGGTGGGCCTGACTTGCGGCGTGCATCGAACGCTTCTGATGCGGCAGCCCCGTCGTTGTTGGAGTCAGCCCTGGGGCAGATGGAAGGATTGAACAGCGCCATCCCTGTCATGGGCAATCTGCCTGTGATGACAACGCTGCACGACCTGGGGAAACAGGCTGTCATGGGCGCGCGCAGCGGTGGCGATGTGCAGTTCGGTGGCCGCGCAGGCCGTGTGGTCAATCGTCGCATGGGTGCAGACAAGGTCACTCAAGATCGCATCCTTCGCACACCCGAAGAACTGTTGCGGGCTACGTCAGCAGCGGGCGGCCGAGTTGTTGAAAGTGCTCTTGAGAACATCGTTCCCAAGAACATGACCGTTGTCTCAAACAGTCTGATGGTGCCCACCAACAAGCTGACCGAGGAGGTGTTTGAAGCTGTCGAGCGGAGCATGACAGCACTGCAGCCCACCGTTCGCAACGGGCCGAAGATTGGCGGCACCGTCTCGCAGCTCTACTACTTTTCTCCTGATGCTGCCGACGAGTTCATCCGCAGCCAGGGCAAAGCCAACATCGAGCGTTCTGAACTTATGTCAGGCATGCTGCTCCGTATGCAAAGCGGCAAGCCTTTGACGGGAGCCGAGGCCCGCATTGTCGAAGACAGCCTGTTGACCCAAGCGTTCCGTGACGCGATGGGCAGTGAGGCTCGCGAGATTATGTTTGCGGGACGGCAGCTCGAGCGTGCCGAGGAACCGTTGGTTGAGGTGGGTCTCGACGTGCGGCCCGAGAAGCGGGTGCCCAGAACTGTGCCTGGCTCGGGGCAAGTTATTCCTGGGCGACTGACTGAGGCGGTGTCGGACTTGAAGTTGGTGGCCAAAGAGGCTGGAGGTGCAGCCCTTGGGCGAGCACTAAACCGAGGAGCAAAGCGCAACGCTCAAGATGCCGACGAGATTGCCACTAACTTCCCGACGCAGGTGGATGCAGACCTGCCCCGCGTACTGCAGCGGGTGAAGAGCGAGATCGCATCCATCGGCGACAACATTCGAGTTGAGATTCGGGACGCAGCCACCGGGGCAAAGAACCCAGAAGCGGCATTCAACCAAGTTATTCAGAAGCGCATTGAGCGCCAGATGATAGAGATCACGCAGACAATAGACAAGCGTGCAGAAGAGTTGGCCAAGACCTTTGGCATGACACCCGAGCAGGCGTACTTGTACCTGACGTACCAGTCGCCCTCTGCCACCGCGCGTCGAGGGTTGGGCCAGGAGTTGTTCGCAGGCAACATTCCGCCCAACATCAGGCAGCTTGCTATTCAGCGAGAGCAGGCCCAGTTGATGATGAATGCCTGGCGTGATGTTCTGCAGGACTTCTTTGGCAAGGATCTGTACGACAGTTTTATGACCGACGGTTTGTTGCGCAACCTCGTAGCGGTTCCGAATGTTGACCCCAACTTCATTGAGAGTGCTGCCGACGTTGTGCCTTTCACGACTCGCAACCTGCAGGATATGATTGATGCGCTGCGCATTCGCAACCCCAAGCTGAAAGGGCGCGGGTTGTCCAAGGCTCCGTTTGTCGAGGCGGGTGGAGTCGAGACGCGCGACGGTGTGTTCCCCGCAATGCTGTCGTGGGCCATGGGTGCCGACGCACGGGTCGTCAAGGAACGATCGCTTCGCGAGCTGGCCGAGACCAACCCTGACTTGTTTGTCAACGTCATGCCGTCGATCGTTGGGCGCACACCGCAGCGCGTGCAGGGTGAGGCAAGGCTCATCCTCGACAACCGGGCTGGTGCGCTCGATGTACTGAACGAGATCATCGAAGCCCCTACCAGCGTTCGAGGCAAGGGCTCTCCACTTCGCGGTCGCGAGAACAGTGTGCGTTTCTCCATGCCCATCACCGATTCACGAGGGCAGAACAAGGTCAACGGTCTTGGGCAGATTGAGGCGGGAGAGTCGGTGTACGTGCAAGAGCTGGACAACCTTGCCCGCCGTGCCGGGCTGGCAATGTCCGCACGCACCCGTCAGCAGATTGCCGAGCAGGTGTTCGAGCAGACCATGATGAACAACCGGTCTGTGCCTGACCTCGAGGAGTTGTTGGGCAACATTGAAACGAACGCCAACCTTGACCTCAGTGCGTTCGAAACCCAGGCGACCACCAACGCAATCAAGTCCATCATGCGCGGGCTGGGTGAGGACTTTGCGCTCGCGCGTGCAGACCTTGACAACCTGCCACCGGGCACGCCTCCGATCCCGTCGCTCCCTGAGATGATCGAGGGCGGCATGGCTCCCGACGATGTGTTCCGCATGCTGCGCTACGCACTCGGCAACGATGACGACGCAACCCTGCTCCAGCACATTGCCTACGCTCGGCACTCCGGTGCGCCCGACGATGTGATCATCGCCGGTCTCCGTCGCAACATCATTGACAGGGCGTACACGACCTTCGTGCAACCGATGGTTGAGGATATGCGGTCTGTCCGATCAAGCATGGGGTACAAGCCCAACGTCACCAAGAACGACCTGTTCAACCTGCAGCGAGAGTTGGAGCTGGCAGACCCCACCTCCGTGCGGCTGGGCCTGTTCGGGCAGCAGTGGAGCGACACGCTCAAAGAACTGCAGGCTGCCTCTGACTCTGGCAAGTTGGCGCAAAACGTAGAAAACCTGCGAAGACGTGACGCTGCTGCGAAGGCTGTCGACGAGGACATTCCATTGGCAGAGCGACAGGCGGCCAGGACAGAGGTGGCGATTGAGGCTGTTCGCAGTTTCTTGGTTACCCGTCGGCGCATTGCTGCCAGCGGTGCGCTTGCTGGTGGTGCGCCCATCCCCCTTCCTTTGGGACGGTACATCGTTCCTAACGCTGTGACCGCGCCTCTTATCGCTATGTCGACGGTGGGTCCGGTCAACGCTGTTCGCATGTTGAAGGGGCCAGGCTACGCCTCGCAGCTTGCAGACGTAGAAGGTCAACTTGCCAACATCATCAACAAACCACTGACCCAGGCACGGTCGACCCCCAACCCAAGCGAGTACCGGTTCACTTCGAAAACCGGCAAGCGGTGGACGCAAGGCGAGATTGACGAAGCAATCAAGCGCAACAACATTCTCATCAGCCGTGGGCAGATGGAGTTCAACGACGCTTTCATTGCCGACGTGCTTCGCGATGCGAAGCTGCTCATTGACGCTACTCCTGCCCCGGCCATGCGGCAGCATCTTCGCCAGCTCGACCCTCGCCGCACCTCGTTCTTTCAGTACGTCGCCAACGCTACAGACAAAGCGTTCCGCGAGAACATGTTTGTCAGCGCATTGAAGCAGGGCATGACCGAAGAGCAGGCTGCACGCATGGCTCGTGCCGTTGTGCTCGACTACGGCGCTGTTCCTGACAAGGTAAAGAACGGCTTCAACCGATACATTCTGTTCCTGTCGTTCCGTTTTGCCAACTACATGGAGAGCGTGCGAGGCATGGCGCGCGATCCAAACACGTTCATGCGCAGCCTCAATGCCTTGGACAACAGCCAGACCCAGAGCGACCTGGCGCTGACCGGGCCCGACTACGTTCGCATGCGGCCTATCCTCAGCAAGATTTACGACTTCGACGAGGGTGCAGGATCGGCGCTGTTCGGCCCGTCGGTGCCGTTTGGTGAGGCATACGCGGACATGTACCGCTTCGCTACGTGGGCGGCGCAGGCTGGTGCGCGCAACAACAACTTTGTCGGTGCGGCTGCCGGGCAGATCGAAGAAGAGAACCTCATCCCCTTGCTCAGCCTTGCCATCTCTGCGTACAAGATCAAGGGCAACCTCAGCGACACGGGCTCGAAGGTTCCCAGCGAGTGGGTGGCTTACGCCATGGGCACGCCCAACAACTTTGTGTGGAGCATGATGCGCGAGCACGTCAAGCCTGTGCCGAAGGACCGCGAGGCGGGTGGTCGCGTTCGTGCCATGGACCCGATGTACCCGCAAGAAGGGTTTCAGGAATACCAGTGGAAAAGCAAGAACGCAGAGCTGGCGTTCAAGGCTGCTCTTATGACGTTTGCCTACATGGGCATTGAGCGCACACGAGCAGACTACACCAAGCTGGGCATGACTTACGGAGTCGACGAGTTCCTCGACCCTGCGCGCTTTGGACTGGCTCCGACGTTGGGCTACGCGACCGGTGTCACAACACCCATCAACTTGGAAAGCATTGAGAAGCAATCACGTCGTGCACTGCGCGAACAGGAGAAGACTGCGCGCGAACAAGCGCGGGATTGATGCTACGTGGTAAGGTGTGACCGTCGCCGTCCAAGACTGAGGAGGGACAATGCCACCCCGTATCCGCCACTTCCTGCACGACAGTGTGCAGACCGGTACCCAGCAGTTGGGTACCGCCTTCAACGCCAGCGACGTGCACGTTCACGACATGTTGGCAGACTTCCCTGACTCTTGGAAGGACCGCAACTACCAGGGCATTGTCGAGGGCATCCATGTGCAGCTCACGAGTGCCGCGAGTCCAACGAAGATCACCATTCGTATCTGTGCTGACGCCGACGGAGACCTCACCCTGGTGCCCGACACCGAGGCTGAGCTGGTGGCGGGCGTCACGACTGCTGCCACAAAGTGTGCCGCATTCAGCGTGCAACTGCCCCTGTTTCAGACGCTCAGCGCACCGGGCAACGGCAAGCTGTATCTCTTCGCCAAGGTTGACAGCGGCACGGGGAACCCTGTGTTTGCCCAGTCCTTCATCACCTGGCGGGAGTAGGGCATGGCCATCGCACCATGCTTTGACCCCACCACCGGAGCCTCAGGCGGAAGCCAAGGGGGAGGCGGTGGCGGCGGTGCAGACCTGTCTGCCCTGGGGTTCACGGCCATTGACCTGACCGACAGCTCGACGTGGACACTGACCGACCCTGGGCCTGACTCTGCCGATCCTCCAGAGCCGCTTGTGGACACTGTGACACACAGCGACGGTGTGAACACTGTCGTGATGAACGCTCTGGGTGCGGGGTCCAGCGACTACTCGTGGACATCAAGCACCACGCAGCGGGCTCCTCGCTGGACGGCTCCGTTGTACGCGCAGGATGCCAGCGGCAACAATGTGCGCGTCACCTCCGGCGACACCTTTATCCTGCAGACGGTGATCGAGTACGTTGCTCCTGCCAGCAGCTTTGCCACGGAGATTGTTGTCGCGACCGCTGAGAGCGGAACCGCAACGACGAGTGGAACCAACAAAGCGCAGGGTGGCTTGATGGTTATCACAGGCAGCGGCGCAAAGCGCATGGGCTGCTTCACAGGCAGTTCAAGCGACCTCAAGACCGGTGACAGCAATAACCATCAGAACATCGCAACCGCCAACCACAGCGGTGGTCGATCGCAGGCAGTCTGCTACGTCAACGTCAACAGCAGTGGTGGGCAACTGACCGGTGGATCTCGCAACAGCGGGATGAGTTTCACCAACACCACAACTGACTTGAACCTGATGGTTGGGCTCGGCGTCTTTTCGTCTGGAACCATCACTGCCGGTGACGACGCCAAAATCAAGGCGTACTACCGGGTCGTCAGTTTCAACTTGCCCTCGTAGGAGTTCGCCGTGCCCGACGTGAAGATTGACTTCCAGGCCGTCGAAGTTGCTGGCCGCAGCACGCAGGAGACCGACGGTGCGTGGTGGTCTGACGATGTGTTTGCCATTCCGGTGTGCATCCCTCTTGCTGAGGTAGGACCGTGGCTTGCAGCTTACGACCCCACCAACCAGTACAGCCCCAGCGCGGCCGACTCTCGGACCATTGCTCGGGCAGTGCTTGACGCCCTAAAGAAGGCGGCGGAGGAACCATGACCGTCGAGCCTCTCGTTCCCCAGGTGACCGGCCCGGCGTCGGCACTCATTGTCTGCCTGCTCATCGGCATCGCTGTGTACAAGCTGCTTCGGGATGTCTTCGCCCCCATGATGCGGTCTGCCATTGACCGGCACCTGGGTCAGGTCGACGCCATGATGAAGATGCACAGCTCGGAACACGAGAAGATAATGGCCGGGCTCGACCGAGTCGCCCAAAGCATCAACTGCCCAGTGCAGGGGAAGTGATGTACCCATACGACCACGACTACTTGCAGGCAGTGGGCATCTTGTTCATCGTTACGACTGCACTGTCTGTCGGCTGGGCATTGTTTCGGACGGTGATCTGATGCCCAAGCCAGCGAAGGGCAAGGCCAAGGTCAAGACGTACCGTGACCCCAAGACCGGGCGCAAGCGCAAGGTCAGCTACGGACAGGCGGGCAAGGCCAAGGGCGGTGGCCCCAGGGTCAAGCCGGGCACGAGCAAGGGCGACAGCTACTGTGCCCGCAGTGCTGGGCAGATGAAGAAAAGCCCCAAGGCAGCGAAGAACCCCAACAGCCCGTTGCGTCTGAGCCGGAAGCGGTGGAAGTGTAGCGGCACCAAGAGCAGGAAGTAGCCATGCCCGCTGGACTGTACGCCAACATCAACAAACGCAAGAAGGCGGGCACGTCGCGCTCGAAGAAGAAGAGCACGATCGACCCCAAGACCTACTCGAAGATGAAGAAGAAGAAGGGCGGCTTCGCACCCAAGAAGAAGCGGGGGAAGAAATGAGCTGGTCGTACAGTCAGCGGTCGCTGACCCGTCTGGGTACCTGTCACGAAGACCTCCAGCTTCTCATGCGCGAGGCGCTGGTGGACCCGGACTGCCCGTATGACATCACGGTGCTCGAAGGTCACCGAGGCAAAGAGCGCCAGAACCGAGCAGTTGCAGAGGGCAGGAGCAAGTTGCTGTGGCCCAAGTCAAAGCACAACAGCATGCCCTCGATGGCGGTGGACGTGGCCCCTTACGTGGACGGCAAGGTGTCCTGGGACTGGGACCACTACCACCCCTTGGTCAGCCACATCAAGGACGTGTGGGCCAGGCTGGTTGCCAACGAGTTGGTGACGGGCCAGTACACACTGACCGCTGGCGCTGACTGGTCTACACTCCGGGATGGTCCACATTGGCAGTTGGACTCAAAATGATTCCTGCTCTTATCGTAGGCGGTGTCCTGCTTTTCGGCGGGGGCATCGCCACTGGCGTTGCTCTCAACCGAGACAAGACGCACAAGATTCTTGAGGAGCAGACGCAGCTGATCGGCACCATTCAGGATGGGCAACGCACCCTGGTCGAGGCTGCGGGCAAGCCCGTGGTCATCGACGCAGAAGTGCGGGCGACCCTCGCTGAGGTGCCGCCCGCTTGCATCGCGTCCTTGGGAGGCGACCCGCTCAGCCCGCAGTGCATGCTCCAGGCATGCTGGCAGTACGGGCAGAGCGCTGCCCAACGCCCCGACTGTGATGCTGTCGAGGCGCTGGTGATTGCTGCTCAGAAGGGCATGTCTTCTTCAGCAGGCAGTGGTCGACGAGTCGGCGTCGGAGCAGACGAGCGGTAGGGCTCGTTGTCGTCCTGCTGCTTGGGCCCAACGAAAGACCAGCTGTCAACGGCCACCTCGGCACTGTGCCCCGTGGAACCATCGCGCTTCTCGTAGGCGCGGACGCTGGCGTTGCCCGACACGGCGACCCAGCTGCCCTTGTTCAGGTACTGCGCAGCGCGCTCGGCCTGCTTGCCAAACACGGCTGCAGTCCACCAAGTGGTTGTCTTGTTTTCGCCCCAACCGGTGTCGATGGGGATGGTCAACTTGACGACCGTGGTGCCACGGTTGCTGGTGCGGGATTCAGGGTCGCGGGCCAGGCGGCCAACGAGGGTTGTGTGTGCTGCACTCATGTGTGTCTCCTTAGAGCATGTAGTCGGGGGCTTCGATCTGAACGACGTTGCCATGATGGGCCCTGCCGGGCCAAGACTGGGTCACCTCACACTCGGCGAGGGTGTCCAGCATAGAGCGGTGGGTGAGAAAGGCAGAGTCCAGGGTTGCATCCAGCCACTGCACAACGGTGCAGTCGTGGGGCGCAGCCGACTCGACCACGATGTTGTAGGCCTTGTACTCCACGAGGTGCAGAGGCACGTCGAAGAGAACGGCGGCTGCATGCAGGTAGTGGGCGTGTTGAATGGGCCACTGGAACTTGGCCCCCTGCCTGCGGATCTGCTCAGGGTCAGTGGTGAAGAAGGTCTTGAGGTCTGCGACCACCAAGCCCCGCTCCTCGCTGTAGTGCACGATGTCGAGCTTGGCCTTGCACTCGCAGGCTTGGTCCTTCCAGATGCTGACCTTCTCCGTGAACGTGTTGGGATGCGACAACAGTTCAGCAACCCAAGGGTGCTCGTTGACCTGCTACGCCATGGCAACCACGAGCTCGTGCTCTTGCGGAGACAGCACGTCACGGTCACCGACGGTCTCGAGGAATGCTTTGTATGCCTTCTGCCTCTTGTCTCTCTTGCCCTCGTACACAGCAAACTGCTGGTCGAACGTGAACGGCTCGAGCACGAGGCAATGGGTCGCGCGTCCGAGACGGAAGGCTGCGTTGTCGGCAGCCGGGTGCTCGGAGTTGTGCCTGTAGTGCAGTGGGCTCTTGGCCATGTGCTTGAGCTTGCTGTAGTTTACAGCCGGGTAGGCCCGGTACTGTGCGTCGGTCATGTCATTCATGTGTGTCCTCGGGGTCAAGGGCAGGAAGAAGAAGGTGTGCGAAGACTACGCCCAGCGCCTGCCACGCATGGGATGACACACCGTAGAGAGGACCAGGGTCAGCCTTCTTGCCGATGGCTACCTGGCGTGAGCCCCCATGAATCTCAATGAGGGCGTTGCGAACGTGCGAGTCCTTGTTGCCGTGCCGTGCACAGCCCAAGGCTTGGAGTACCTGCCGTCGGTAGTACAGATGGCAGTCCATCTTGCGGGCCGCACAAGCCTCCCAGATCCGTCCTACCACCTCGGTGGTACGAACGACTTCGGTCGACGGTGGGCCCGCCTGTGTGCGCTCTACGGCCACGCTGCAGGGTGTGCCGGATTGGGCAGCCCGGCGACGCCAGGCATCGAGAGCAAAACGCACCGTGTCGAGGGACGCCTGCTTCTCTGTGTGCAGCACCCGACCCACTGCCCCCTCCTCCGGTACCTCGTACACGACGAGGCCAGAGGCAAGGGGGCCGGGGTCGACCCCGATGACGAGCCGCTTAGGCATCGTCACCACCGGGGGTTGGCACGACGACGGCCTGTTCTGCCTGCTCGGCTGCATCAGCCTGTGCCTGGAAGTGAGCGCGGACGATGTCGCCCTTGTCGGTGCGCAGCCAGCGGATGACAGCCGCCCGGCGGGCGTTGTTCATCTTCGCAACCTGGGGTCGCATGGCCGCCAAGCACCACTGGTCGAGCTCGGCCAGGGTGAGGTCCACGTCGAGGCAGGCCTGCTCAACATCAGCCAGCGTCACCTCGGGGGCAGGCGGTGCAGCCACCCGGGCGGGCTGAGCCTGGACGGGGACGGCCCGACCCACGGCTGCGTTTCCATCATCGTCCCCCTGCATCAAGCCACTGATGCTGGAGGCAGAGTAGCGACGCAGGTAGGAGATGCAGCTGCCCATGGCGTGGGCGTCACGTCGCTTGCCGATGGGCATCGACATGGTCGACCGCATCCACTGCCCGCTGCTGTGTGTGACCACCGTGGTGAGGGACACGAGGTCGCCGTCGAAGGTGGGGTGCTGTATGAGAGACAGGCCGTGCCGGTTGAGGGCAGGCAGGATGGCCCCCAGCACGGAGCTGAGCGTGCTGTACTTCGACTTAAAGTGCGGGTTCTTTGCATCGTAAGCGGCGGCCCGCATCTCACCCTGTGCTTGGGCCAGTGCGTGGAAGAGCTGCTGCATGTTGTCGGAGGTTTCGTACATTGTGTGTCCTTGCTGTTGGGCAGGTCAGCCGACCTGCAGATGGAGTGAGGGTGGGCGTTCGCCCTGCATGCCTCGGACCGCAGACAGTCCGTCGTTGGTGTGCATGCTGTCGGTGTCTTTGTAGTAGATGACGAGGCCCTTGCTGCGTGTGCGCTTGAATCCCACACGTCGCAGTGCCATCGCTAAGCTGTAGCCGCGGGCCTGGGCGGACAGTTTCTGGTCGATGGCTTTGGCAAACTGTCCGATGGTGAAGCCGTTGGCTCGGCCACCCCCGTTGGCATCGAGCGCCATGACTGCACACTGGGTGTACCAGTCAACGCCCAGGTACTGGTCGTTCTCGAGTGCTCGCCTCTTGTCCTCGTCTCGTGTCAACCACCACTGCTCGCCCGAGCGGTACAGGTGCACGGCCTCGGCCAGCAGTTGGTCGCGGTTGTCGCGCAGCCATTCGAGGTTGGCCTCCTTGCCGTAGGCACACTGCACCACCCAGTAGCGGCGGCTGCCTGTCGGGTCTCGGAGCAGCCCCTCGCACTCGTTGGTGGTGCCGACGATGACCGTGTGCCGCTTGAAGGTACGGGTCTTCCTGCCGTAGGGTGGACGGAAGCGGTCGATGGCAGAGGACAGGAATGCCTTGCGTGCCTCTTGCTTGCGCACACCCTGGCTCGCCATCTCGGCGTCCTCGTAGAGAAGCGTGGAGTAGAGGGCCATCAGACCATCCTTGTCCCCCAGCACAATGGGTGTGTCCGAGAACAGTTCGCTGTCGAAGCCGGGCCAGTCGACCAGGGTGCGGAAGATGGTGCTCTTCCCAAAGCCCTGCTGTCCGGTAAGCACGAGGCAAGTATCAAGCTTGCACCCTGGCTTTAGCGTGCGTGCCACCATGCCGATGAGGAATCGCTTGCCGTAAGAACGGAACAGCTCACGGTCGTCCAGCCTGCAGGTCTCGATGAGCCATCGCTCAGCGCGAGGCACGCCGTCCCAGTGCAGCCGGTCGAGGTGCTCAGCCACAGGGTTGCGCTTGCGCTCGTTGGCCACAGTCTCCACGGCAGAGAACACCAAGTCCTTGCCCGGCCTCCAGAACCACTGGTACACCAGCTCCATCCGCTGCTGGATTGCAAGCCACGTCGCATCCGTGACGGGCTGGTTGCCCATCATCTCAATCTGACGGAAGCCGTCGTACCACAGGTCGTAGGCATCGTCGTCTCGCAGGAGAGCCATGAGGTTGGACACCGTGTTGTACGGCTCCCCCTGCCCTGTCTTGCTGGGCTTGCGCAGCAGATCGGCCAGCCCGTTGCGGGGCTGCACGACGTGCGTGTTCCAGTACGTGGTGTCGGTCGGGCTGGAGTAGTACCTGGCCCTGCCGTCCCGTTCCTTGGCGAAGAACCCAGAGCCCACGGACGAGCCGCCGAAGGGACACACGACTCGAACGCGCTCGCCGGGGGCCAGGGTCTGCGCGATGAGCTGCCAGGATCTGCCATCCTCCAGCGTCATCGAACGGAAGTCACACTCTACCCTGCGCGCACGCTTGGGGCGAGCCGGGCGGGGGACAGGACTCTCGTCTGCGCTGCCACCGAGG